AGAGACACCTGTCTCACCTGCATATCTATTCTTTAGTACCCTGACAGTTGTTGTATTAGCCATGACAGGGTCTTCTGCTTGTTGGTCTCTCTCTAGTGCAATGACTGCATCTGATATCTGTGCAATAGAGTGTGAACCTCTTAGCATTGATAAGGATATTTCCTTACCCTGTTCCTGACCTTTATCTCCTGTTGCTCTTCTCAAGTGAGATACTAGTAGCATGGCACATCTAGTTTCTTCTACAAGAGAACGTAGCTTAGTCATAAGTTGGTCAATGTTTCTTCTCTCATCCTCACCTTCAATACCTGATACAAGTATGGATAGGTGGTCAATGAGTATGTACTTACAGTCTAGTGCCTTGACCATGTATCTTACTCTGTTAAGTATCTCATCAGTAGTAATAGAACCAAAGTGGTCAAAGCCATAGAACCTTCTAGTACCAATAGTCTTTCTTTCAAACTCTTTTAGTTGTTCTACTGTATAGTTCTTCTGTACTTCCTTGATATACAATCTGTCACTTGCTTCTACTGACATAATATGTAACATAGTTCTTGTTATGTTTTCTTCAAGAGAGAACACACCAATGTTATGTTCAGTATTAGTTAGTAAGTGATGCATAAGTTCTCTCATAAGAGAAGACTTGCCTGCTCCTGTACCTGCAGTAAAAGTAACAAGTTCACCTGTACGCATACCATACAACTTCTCATTGAGTCCATCATAAGGATAAAGACAAGTCTCTGTGTCATCTTCCTCATATATTCTTGATGTAATATCTGCAAGGTTATGTATGCCTGCAGGAGTGTAGGGTTTAGCATTCCAAAAGTCTTGAGTGAACTCTTGCTTCTTACCTTTCATAAGATACTCATTAGCATCCTTGTATCTCATGTCCATGATAAGACACTTGTTAGGTTCAAATATCTGAGCAACTTTTGTGGCTGCTTTTCTTCCATGCTCATCACTATCAAAGCATAACACAACCTTATCAAACTTATTTACATAGTCATAGTTAGCCTTGATATCTTTGAGTGCAGACTGACAACCATTCTTTATTGAAAGACATGCCCACTTAGAACCTTGTAACTCATAGGCAGACATTGCATCAATCTCACCTTCACATATAGTAAGATACTTACCACCATGAGGAAACTTATTCTGTCCAAACAAGACTGCCTTGGGGATGTTACCTTCTGAAGAGAAACCTTTATTCTCTACAAGTCTTATCTTATTACCTATGTGACTATTATTAATGTCATAATAAGGATATATATGCTTGACCACATTGTGATTTCTATCGTGTAAGACTTGGACATTAAAAAATTGTGTAGTCTCTCTCTTAATTGCTCTATCAGGTATACCATCTATAACTCCACTACTAAAATTTTGGTGATTACTATTTATGGATATAGGTTTTGTTACTTGTTCCATATCGTCTCCCTTTGAATAAGTTCTACATGAAAAGCAAAACTTAGTTCCACCTTCATATAATACATTTGCATCAGATGAACCACACCTATCGCAACTACCTTTCTTAACTACTTTTGATTCACTCATATCATTCCTTACTTGTTGTTAGTATCTTTGCAATAGCTTCCATTGCACTCTTCTTAATTGAGTAGTACTTATTATCTATCTTATTATTATAAGCAACTATACATTCATATAAGTCTTTGTCTTTATCATAAGATACTACACACTCAACTTGTTTACCATCTACAAAACCATAGTAGTTATCATAGCCATATTGATTAGTCATCTTCTCCATACTCCTGTTTTATTATTTCATTTATAAAGTCAGTATCACTTTCAATCTTGTCTGCGACCTCTTCTCTAGCATACTTCTTTGCTTCATGGTGAGTGTATCCTTCTTGGATTAACTCCTCATAGATTTCTTTGTAGAGTTTCTGCTTGTCATTATCCCAAAGATTTTTCATAGTTTTCTCTGTTCTTTATAAGTTTATTTAGATACCATTGAGCTTTCTTTAAATCTTCAGTACCATTCTTGTATCTATATCTCCATAGATATTTCATAATGTTACCCTGTAGATAGTAAGCAAACCCTTCATCAGTCATTGCTTCAATAGCATCTATTGTTTCAATGCCTGCATTGTTGTAGTGAGGTGGACTGTTTACCATGTCCTCAAAGGAAGGTAATGTCATACCTTCTCCTATGTCATTAGTCTCTATAAGTTTTTTTACCATGTAATTGTCATACCTTTCTTCCATAAATACACCTATGAATAATTAATTTTCTTTACTACATCAACGTAAGATTCTAACTTATCATTGAAGGTAGGCTTATCCATTAACTCCATCTTGTCAATGGCTTCCCATTCATCATTCGCACTTACTACAAAGGTGTTCTTAGTTATTTCAATTACATTAACTTCCCACCTATTGAGTAGTCTCTTTCTACCCTTTGAAACTTTACGAATCATACCACAGTTTCCTATACATTGTCAATCTCCCTAAAAGTTTTAATTACATCAGATGAAAATAATTTCTGCAAGTTTAGTAGATACATTCTACTTGCATTATGGTCACCACCTGACACACTCTTTTTATAATCTAAGTTATCAATAATTTTACGTAAGCTATTGATATCAAAGACTAATGTACAGAACACTTCCTTGCCTATACATAGATTATGAAACCAATAATCTGCTTCAGTTGTTTGGATTCCACTTGGCTTTCCATATGACTGATACTCTATGGCAATGTTGCCTGTCTTTTGCCATATGTCTCTCTCAGATTTGACTTCAATCTTTTTATCTTGCAACATATCTGCCACAAGTTTTTCCCTTACCTTACCATACTTCAAGTCCATATCAAACTTTTTCCTGTTAGGTTTTGAGGGTTCTAAATTTTCCATTGAGTTCCTTTCTAGTATAAACTTGTGAATGCAAGGATGTATACCATTGCAAATAAACTTAGTAATAAATATTTAATATCTTCATTGCCCATTATACTACACCTTGAGTGCAATGTAAATGCATAGTATAATTATTAATAGTTTACCATAATCAAGGTCATACTTTGTACCTTCGCCATAGTTTACATTAAAAAAATCTATAATTCTATGTAACATTTTACCAATCCCTTCTATCTAAGTCAAAGGCACGTCTTAAATCCCACATGCTCTGCTCTAAGTTTCTTATGTCAGATAAATATAAGTCTTGACACTCAAACAACATCTGTAGTGCTGAACTTACATGCCTTTCAGTTTCTTTAACTGCTTTCATTTGTTCATCAGTCATACCATCAATACCTTTTTTCCTATTAATTTCAATTAATTCAGATTCACTTTTTTTATTAGTCATTATACATACTCCTTGTTGTTATTGTTATACATTTCATTCCATCCATCTAAGTGGATACCTTTTAATATGTGTGCAATCACATCAACTGTCCAACCATTGCCAATCATCTTGTATCTTTGTGAGTTGGATACATGATTAGTGTAGTTGTCAGGTAGTGTTTGCAATCGTTCACACTCTAAGGGTGTTAGCTTTCGCCACATATCTTTTGATACTACTACGTTATCTTTTTGTACAGTAGTTAAACAATTAGACTTCTCATCTTTGCGAACTTCTATTTGTCTTGTGTAAGGTAGTTCAAGTTGATAATCTTTCCTAGTACCATTCTCATCTAGTCTACGATTCACAATCCTACCTACTGCAACCTTTGGTTCTCTATGTCCACCTTGCATTGTAGTAAGTGTAGGTGCTTTGCCCTCTTGTGCATACACTCTCTTGATTGAGTCATGCCCTTTGAGGTCAGCAGTACCTACTCTAATCAATCCATCTTTAGACATAGTAGGATTATCCTTGAGTACCATAGTACGTTGCTTACGTTCAATACTATTCCACCATACTGCACCATTATATCTTGCAGTAAGACAATGTGACTTGCCATTGCTAGTCATCTCATCTGTAGCATAGCCATCTTCTAGTATGTCTTGCATAGACAAACCTTTGCATATCATAGGTGGTATAGTTACCTCCTCATAGCTATTTCCTACACGCTTACCAAACCAATACAATCTGTATCTGTTTTGTGCTGATACATACTTAGAGTTCAATGGTTGTGGTTCAAATCCCATGTACTTTGATATCACATCTTGTGATTTCTTAGCCATTCGTACATTCTCTAGCAGTACATACTTTGGTTTAACTATCTCAAGCATCTCCACGAAATTAAAGAACAATTTACT